TACTGCATCGTCAAGATATGTAACAGCATCCTCAGGATCGCTTTCAGTTGGATTAACATGATAACTATAAACTTTTACAGCCTTTTTCTGTAAATCCGAAACCATCTGTGTCAAATCGGAATTTGGTTCACTATAAGGCTGAAAAGTAGTTAAACCTGCATTATAAGCCTCTGTAGTTATAATCATTGCTGAGATTGTAGCATTTACAGAATCATTAACACTTCCGCCTATGACTATACGAGTGAGAATAGATTCATAATCACTGGTATTAAAGCTTGCTGTTCCCGCTGTATCAATAAGCCGTGTATAATTACCATTTTTATACCCAAATACAGATACAGAAACACGTGGAGAACCCGTAGTCGAAGCAACAATATAATATGTAGTTGATGCTTTTAGTTCACCATGTTCAAGGTTTCTATAAGAGTCTGAAACAGTTTTTGTACCTTTAAGTGTTATAACGCCATTCTCAGTTGACCATGTTATACCACCATCAGAACCGTTACCATCGAATTTAGATGTGTTCAGTAAATTATATCCAACCTTATTCCACACCGACAAAATATTTGTTTGGTTCGTCGCAATCTGTGACACTTTGGTTGAATCAATACCAGATGCAAGTGCTGCGGCTTCTGAGCTGTCAAAACTAACCAACGTGCTTGATAGCTTGTGACTGCTGTCAATTTTGTCCTGTTTTCCGCTCCATGTTGACTTTTCTGTTGATGTAACAAATAAGTTTGTGTGGCCGGTGTCGTCAACAAGATCTGAACTGAGCTTGTGCGAACTATCAATTGCATTCTGCTTGTTATTCCATGTTGTTTTATCTGAAGCTGTTACAAACTTGTTATCGCTTGTTGTGTCGTTTACATAGTCAGCGTCAAGCTTGTGATCGGCGTCGATTGCGTCCTGCTTTCCGCTCCATTCAAGCTTTTCGGCACTGGAAACAAATTTGTTGTTTGCGTCTGTGTCGTCGACATAATCCGCCGATATCTTGTTATCGCTGTCGATCTCTGACTGCAAGCCGAGATCTGAAGCTGATTTGTCACCGGTAAGCGCTGTGCTGTTGATCTGTGGCTTGTTGGATAAGTCGTTGTAATTATCTGTACCAGTACCACCGCCGCCACCTCCGGCAAGCTTCTTTGCAATAAAGAGATCTGCAAGGTTCATTATGCTCCACCTCCTACTTCAAGCCATGTTGTACCGTTAAAGTAAAAAAGGCATCCTGTGTCAAGCTCTAAAAAGAGTGCATTAACCGGAATGTCTGTTGTCGGCTTCTGATCGCCGGAAAGTCCGATATAATCCGAGCCGTTACCGTTCAGTGTAATCATGTTCTCATACCTCCGTATCTGTTTTGTTTTCGTCGACTACATCGACGTTTATGTTTGCGCCGGTTTGGTACGCCGCCGCATTCTCGGCGTCAATCCAGTTCAATGACATATAGCGTTTGTTTTCAAGTTCCGGCAATGGTCTTAAACCAAGCGCCACACGTTTTTCATTCTCATACAGTGCACCAGTTGGTGACAAAATATTGATCATTTCAAGTGTTTGTGTCACTGTCATGAAAACTAATTCTTTCGGCAGGAACCGGACTTCATTACCGAATGACTTTTCACGCTCTGTAAAAAGCTTCTTCGTGAATGCCTGGCTAAAAGAAATAATCAGCGGTTCAAGTGTCTTCTGGTAAAAGGCTTCATACTGCTCCTTCGTATAGTCCCCTTTAAGAATACACAAAGGAACGCCCCAGTTTCGCAGAATCTTTTCGTCGACGAATTCCAGTGTTGGCTTGTCAACTAAGTTTGTGCGCCTTTCGAGCGGTGTGAAGTCCGCCTTTAAGTCAATCGGTAAGAATCCGCTCTCGTTCGACTGCAGCTTTCTTTCAAGCTCCTTCAAGTTCTTGTCCATTGTGCCGTCATCAATGAGCGTGTTGTACTTAATGACACCATTGACAGCATAAGAAGCCTTCATTGCTTTGGCTACGCCCTGCAGTAAATCGTGGTTCAGCTCAAGCGTTCCGAGAATTGCTTTGTGGTTCGGCTGCCCCATCTGATCGCCGCCCATATACTCGTTTACTGAGTAGTTAAGGCGTAAATGAATTACATCACTATACCTGACTGTTGTGTCGAAGCCGTTCAAGAAGTAGAAATGCACGAACAATGTGTCACTTTCATCCACTATGAATTCAACGCTTGACGGTTTCAGCGGATAAAGCGCTGTATAATAGCGGCGTTCCGCTCCTGTCTTCTCGTCGATCCACGTTGAATATGTCGGAACGATAAAAGCGTTGTAATTCAGCAATAGCAGCCATGTTGTTTTCTCAATAAAATCAGAAGTCGTCATGAGTTTGTTAGGCTCATTCAGAACTTTCTGCACCGACGAATTCCAAACCGGTGCCGGATCTGCTCCCGACACTCTGACGTGCTGTGGATTCAGCTTTTTCATCTCGTCCACTATGCATTTTAAGCACTGCTGAACTACGTCACTGGCGTAAATATCAGTACCAAACTGCGAGTAAAACGGTGACCATCCATCGAGCGTCAGCGCCGGCTTTCGGTTTTTTGGCGGCCTGTGGAATAAATTATCAAACCATTTCAAGCTCTCACTCTCCTTTATTTCAGCATAGCAGCGTATTCGCTCCTGTACCGTCTGTAAACTTCGTATGCGATGATAAAAGTCACCGCACCGTCTATGCGCCGTGCAGGCTGTCCGGCTATTTTCACGGCCTGACAGTTGCCGGTGCTGTCAACCTCGACTGCGGCGTTACCTAAGCACCACCGGTCAATGTCGTTGTTGTTGTAATTAATTAACTGCGCTTTCAGATCTGCTTCGACAAGTTTCATCGCGTTCGACAGCACCTGTTTTGTCTGCAGTACAAGCTCGCATTCAAACCCGTATTCATCCATGCGTCGCAAAAAGTCCTTTGAAAACTTCACGTCATATCCGCATTTATACAATCGAAGTCCGTACTGTTTAAACAGCATATAATACCAGTCGGCAACCTGTGACAAGTCAATGTCGTTGCCTTCACAGATCGTAAGCAGTCCTGCTTTCGCCCATTCCTTGTATTTTGCGCCGGCTTCTTTGTCGTCGGCGCTGGTCAATTTGCTTTCCGGTATCCAGTAATGCTGAATGATGTACTTTGTCTTGTCACCTTTTCGCATTATCAGTGCACGTGCACTTGTCATATCCGTCGTTTCCGACATATCGACGCCGCCAAGAATCAATGCACCTCTGAATTCTTCAAGATCATATGCCGCATTGTAGCAGTAGTCCTCCAAGTGCAGCCACGCCGCCGCCGTGTTCTGTTTGATGTTAAAGTCTTTAGCCAGGACAAAAGCACGGTCCGCAGTGCTCTTTCTTGCGGCGTCTATCTGTTCACGTAAATACGTTATCTTCTTGATTGTGTATAACGACGGATTGCTTTTCTGCCACGTTCTTTCATCCGCCCAGATCTCCTGCTCAGAATCCTGTGTATATAACCACGGTAGAAGACGTTCCGCCGCCGCTCCGTCATCCTCTCCGGCAATGACTTTGCGGCACTGTCTGAGAATTTCGTCAAGCGCACCGTCTACGATAAAGCCTTCCGTCGTGATGACAATTAACTTTGGATTGTCTTTCAAAGACTGTGACTGCTCGATTGACTTAATAATCACGTTCTCACGCATTTCATGCACTTCATCCACGACAGAATAGTCGATGTTGCGGCCTTCCTTGTTGCGTGTTCTATCGGAAATTTTGAATATTTTGGAATTAGTGTCATTTATTCTAATCCACTTTTGATTTCTCCATGTATCACGCTGATCAGGGTCGATCATTAACCGCATTGTGTCAATTGCGTCGTACAAGATGTTGGCTTGCGTGTCATCGTTCGATGAACAAACCAAGTCGGCGCCTTCATTGCCGACAATGCTTTCAGTCAGCATCAGTGCACTGCAGGTTTCAGACTTGGCGTTTTTTCGTGCGATCAACAAAACACATTTTTTGAATCTGTCAGTATGTCTTTCGACGCCTGACGGGTCGATAAATGTTTCGTCAGCCATTTTAAAACTGTAAACGGCGGTGATAAAAGCTTTCTGCCATAACATCAGCTTCATTGGCCGCCCGTAAAACGGACTTTTCGTTAATCTGATACAGTTTTCCATGAAGTGTATACGAATATCAGCGTCCGTTGTGTCGAAAATATATCTGTCGTCGTCCATGTCTCTGATAAGATTATCCAGTTCGTCTATCAGCTCATGTCCCGCCATGATCTCACCGGAACGGATCGCCGCCCTGTAGTCCTGAATGTACGTGTTATTCATTACGGCGTAATCCTTTCAGATAAGTTCTGAGCGGTGATTCTTCCGTAGTCTCAGACTTGCCGCACGCCGACAGCATGACTTTAATGCAGCCATTGTACTGCTGAAGCAGTTCTTTATACATTTTCGCCGCCGGTGTGGTTCTCTGCTGTGCGGCGTTCTTTGGATTAACCTCGATAAACGGGAGTTTCCGAAGCGCTTCGAGCCTTTCCTCTATGAAACATATCTCCTCGATGATATTGCCAATGATTTTACGTGTGGATTCGTCAAGAGATCCGCATAGTTTTTCCAGTTCTTCTTTTCGGTTCAAACCGCTTCAACTCCCTTCTATTCCCTTCTATCTGAAAATTTCCGAAAAAAATTTGATTTCAAATCTAAAAATCTCAAAAAATTGCATTCTGCGAGAATTGAG